GACGAATCCAAGGGCAAAACCCCTAGTCCGAACGTTGTCCAAACTGGTGCAGACGTGCTCTCAACCGAGCTAAAAGAGCGATCCGACAAGATAAAATCCAACCTGGCAGAGGTGGCAGAGAACGCTAGCGAAGAGCTTTTGAAGAAAAAGGGCAACGCATTACTCAAACAGCATCAAGCATTTAAGAACTTCGTAGGCGGATCGAGTCAACTCCTTGCATGGGACACAACCCGTCCCGGGGGAAGCATTTCCCTGAACATCTTGACCGGGCAAGCAGCGGTGCAAATCAACTCTGGCAGTTCGCCGGAAGCACTCCAGTAATTATAGGATCGCGCTCGCTCTATACTGGAGCGTTGGTACTGAGGCGGTTACAATCCGACTTCATGCTAGACCCATTGTCTGATGTTATTAGCTTAACAAGCGCAGGCCAAGGGAGTTAAGCATTCTTTTCTCTGGCCAGAGGGTAGCCGCCCCGGCCCCGGTAGCCCCTGCCTGTGGGTGGGGTTTGACCCCGATATGCACCTTCTGAGAAATTTCACCCAAATCGGGCCTTGCTACGTAGCAGCGTTACGTAACAGAATCAGCTTGACGCGTTACGTAGCAGATGTTACGTAGCAGGAATGAAACAAGATAAAAGGGAGCGGCTGATCGAACACATCGGGATTGAAGCGACAACGGACATTGAATCATTGGAGTCTCAACTTGCCGAGGTCCGCGAGTTTCTGAAAGTTGTCCGTGTTGCGCATACGCGAGGGTTTGTGTTAAATCACCAGCCAGAGCAAACGTGATCGACGCAATCTGGAAAGCGCAGCACGGCGAGAAGCCGGCGGAATCGCCGGGAGAGGTTCCCGCCGTCTTGCCGCAGGCCAAGCCCAAAACAAAGGTCAGTGGCAGTCGAGCGACGTATATGAAGGCATTCAGGAAGAGAGCGGTTGTTTGTCCGGCGTGCGGGCATACATTCAGGGAATTGAAGAGGATAAAGCCATGAGGTGCCCAACTGAAAAAGGCGGCTGCGGAGAGAATGTCTGGTATCTGTTCGATAGCGGGCTGTGCGTGGTCTGTGACGCGCGAGCAGCCGAAGCCAGGAAATCAGCGCCACCACCGCCGCCAAAACCGCGCGGCAAACCATTCACGAAAAACCCCGTGCCCAAAGAATGATCCAAGCCTACGGCCTGAGTTTCCCCGACGGTACGACCCCGGCAACGGTGGAGCTGTTCTGTTTTGCGCATGGCTGGGCGCGGGAACAGAGCGGACTGACTAGGTACCAGCATTGTCGGAACGCTATTGATTTGCTGTGGAACATCCCGAGGCGGGTGTACGCGGAGCAGCGGAAAATGGCGTACGATTTTCGGAAAGATGATGCGCTGATCTGGAATGAATGGTCGGAGCTGATGATACAGACGTTCTGTGAGGGGCACTGGTGTACGGCGGTGTGGGGACCGAACGCCTCGTGGAAAACGACCTGCATGGCCGTCTTTTTTTTGGTAGCGTGGTACGCGAGTCCGGCCAATACCATCGTTGTTCTGACAACCACGAGTTTGCCGGGGTTGCGGAAACGGGTCTGGAAAGAGGTTCTGAAATATCATCGGCTCGCCAATCCCGGTTTTGGGTACGTCCATGCCAGCGATTTTGCCATCCGATTTGAAAAGGGGTCTGATGAAGCCGGGATATTTGGTGTCGCGACGGGGCAGGATGAAGGAGATATTCAGAAGGCGGTTGACAAAATAATCGGGTTCCACAACACGTATGCCTATGCCGGACTGGACGAAGGGCAGGCGACGAACTTCGCGATTGTTACGGCGTGCCTTTCGATTGAGGCTGGATCGGAAAACTTCCAACTCATCATTCCTGGCAATCCAGATACCGAGCTGGACACGTTGGGCCAGATGTCAGAACCCGTTGACGGCTATCACACGATCACGGCTGAAATGGATTTGTGGACGACTAAGAGAGGCGTATGCGTTCATCTGGATGGTCTCGAAAGTCCGCGCGTCAAGGAAGGCGATCAGTATTATCCCGGTCTGTTGCGGCAGAGGGATATTGATTCGGCGGTCAACCAGTACGGCGAAGATTCACCAGAGTTCTGGCGCACCCGCAGAGGATTCATCGCGCCGCAGGGCGTAACAAAAACTGTTCTGTCGCCGTCGATCATCGAGAAGTTCAAGGCGAAAGAGAAAGCGATTTGGGTTGGTAGTTACGTGATGGGAGCTGGACTCGACCCTGCCTTTGAGGGCGGCGACAGATGTATGCTTCGGTTCGGGAAATGCGGGGCAATGACGGACGGAAAGACCGGCATCGAGCTTGGAAAATTGGTTCAGATCAAAGTCAGCGCGACTTCTAAAATCCCCATTGAATATCAAATCTTAGAACAGGTTCGACTGCTGTGTGAGCAGCACGATCCGCCCGTTGCGCCAGAAAATTTTGCTACAGATTGCACAGGAACCGGGCGCGGCCTTGCCAGCATTTTTCAAAGAGAATGGTCGCCTGCAATTACGTTGACGGATTTCAACGGAAGAGCCAGTGACCTTCCGGTAAGCGAGCACGATCCGAAACCGTGTTCTCAGGAATATCTCTACAAGGTGACAGAGCTTTGGTATCAGGCACGGACTATGGTGCAGAACGGAATTATCCGTGGACTCGACACCGAAACGGCCATCGAGTTTTGCCAGCGGATTTATTCCATGCGCGGCAATCTCAAGATGGTTGAGTCGAAGGCCGATATGAAAAAGCGCACCCGAAAATCTCCTGACTTAGCGGATGCGACCGTAGTTCTTTTGGATATGTTTCGTCGCACGCAAAATCTGAGTGGGAGCGGCGAGACGGGAAACGGGCAGACAGATAATCGGTGGGAAAAATTTAGACGTGAACAGGCCGCATTGCTTGACGCCGATAGTGGCTATCTGATAGAGGTATAACGAATGCTCCGCCTGAAAGACAGATCGCTTGGCGTGCCAGACCAGTTTCGGTACACCCATGCCGAGAGCGGATTTGTCAGCAGAGGAGTAAACTGGTGGGACTGGTGGGATTCGATTGTCAAACATCGAACTGCGAATGGCTATGCTCCGATTACCGAAGCGGCAGCAGAGGATCAGCTTTGCAAACAAATCGGGCCTGACTTTTGCGAGCAGGAGCAACCCGGAGATTTTTTTTTCGTAAACACAAGACTGCGGTGGGGAGACATTGTTCGTGGCGTGAAACCGTACCTCGCTTTTCTCTTTGGCAACACCGCTTCGCAGGAAGAGGCGAATCGGCGCGCACAGATTTGTGGTGGCTGCTATCTCCGCGTTCAGCCGCAGGGATGTGGAACTTGCGTAAAGATCGCATCGCTAATTACTGGCAGTATCGCGCAGAAGAAAACTCCGTACGACGATTTGCTCGTAAACAAAGCTTGCGCGATTTGCTCGTGTCCCGTAGCATCGTTAGTTCACTTCTCAATGTCGATTCTTGAAAAACCCGAAGTTGATTCATCCGAAAAGCAGGAAGCTTATCCAATTTTCTGTTGGCGAAAACGTGGCGGTGAAAATTACATCAGCGAATGAAAAAGCTGTTCGATCTTGGCATTGGCTTTGACGAAGAGACCGGAAATTACTGCGCCATCGTAAACTCGTTGACCGACAAAAAGACAGTGACCGTCGCAGACCCAAATATTCGCGTCGTCATGTCGAAGTTGTCTCGCCGGATTCGGCACAAGGCGAAGGAGATTAAGTTTTTCCCGATTCGTAAAAGGCCACCGCTGCTATTGAACGGACGCAACAACGGCGTGATGGAATTGGTCGCTCCAGAAAGAAACTGAGATGCAGGCCGTCGCAACTTTAACTTCTGAGGATCAGGGCAAGACATACGAAATTCCTGACTCGTGTATCGGAAGCGCAAAAGACGCGCGCACGACAATCGGCGTTCTCGTTAAAGCCGAGGGCATTCGCGCCAAGCGACGTGCAAAGTTCAACGGAATGCTTAACGGCAATCCCCCTTGGCCGGGATTGCTTCGCGACAAAGGACAAGGCGACCGCGCCAATTTCACTTTACGCGAGGCAGAGGGATTCATTGCCGCTGCTAAAACGCCGTACTACGGACTTGCGTTCAAGGCCGATAGATTCGTTCAGTTGACCCTCGATTACGGCAGTGCTTATCCCGGCTTGCTCGCGGAATGGGCCGGTAAAATTGCAACCCGCTACCAGTACGCGAACGAGGATGATGACAGCCTTGATATGCACATGCAGCGGTCGCAATTCCAGATGGTCGCGCACGGCAGCGGCCCGATGGTTTGGGAAGATACCGAAGATTGGCACGCCAAATCCCGCATGGCAGGTCAGATCATGGTTCCTGACGACGCTTCTGCCGACATCGACGAATGGGATACCGCTGCTTGTCGGCGATCGTACACGCCAACGCAACTTTGGGCGAAGATCAAGAACGAATCAGCGGCTACGGCGATGAAATGGAACGTGCCTGCCTGTAAAAAGGCAATCATGGACGCCGCTCCCGAGAATTTACGAGGCACCTACGGCCTGAATTTTGAGTACTACGAAGCTGAGATGCGGAAGGGTGCGACGGGATGGGATTCCAAGTCGAAACGAATCTTTGTCACCGACCTTTTCCAGAAAGAGTTCACCAACCGGATCAGTCACTTCATTGTTTTGCAGGTTGAAGAGGCTACAGTTGAAACCGACGCAGAAGGCGATCCGAACAGCGGTTTTCTTTTCCGCAAGATTGGCCGGTACGAAAGCTGGAGCCAAATCATTTGCCCATTCCTCTATGACGTTGGCCCTGACGGGCAATGGCATTCCATTAAGGGCGCAGGACCGAAGGTGTTCGATATTTTCAGCGCCTCAGATCGACTAACGTGCCGTAGTTTGGACGGGGCCATGAAAGCGAGTGGCGTAATCGTTCAGGCCAGGGACGGCCAGGCCCTACAGGAAGCAGCATTCACCGACGTATCGGGCGGGACAGTGATCGGGCCGAAGTACGAAGTCGTGCAGCAACGGATCGCGCCGAATCTCGAATCTCCGCTCCTGATGAAGCGCGAGCTTAACAAAACCTTGGCAGAAAACACCGGCCAATATCGGCAGCGATGGGAGTCCGAACCAGAACCAACTTTGGGGCAACAGCAAATCAAGGAGACGCGGGAATCGGTACTGAGCGATTTCGATGCCAGCCGATACCTGCAATATCTCGACCGTTTCCATAGGGAACGTTTCCGGCGTATATTGGCAATGGGTAAAAAACTCTTTGCGAGCCGGAAAGATGTTGCCCCCGTGGACATCGAAAACGAAACCGCGCTCACCCCGAGCGAACGTGGTGCATTGAAATTCTATCGAAGCTGCATCGTGACAGACCAGATTCCAGAAGAGATCATGGATTTCGATAACTTCTGCCGGATCAAAGCAACTCGATTGGTTGGCAACGGTAGCATCCAGATGCGCCAAATGATCGGGGACAAATTACTTTCTCTTGTGCCGACAATGGACGAGCGCGGTCGCACATTTACTCTTCGTTCGGTTGTCTCTTCCTACGCTGGCGAGACGTACGCCGATGCGATTTTTCCGCCGTACGATACCCCGCAGATTGTCGATTCACACATGAGCCTGGCGCAACTCGAAAACAATTTCCTTCGAGTTCCTGGCGGGAAAGTTTTGGTCGATCCAAGCCAAGACAATTTTGTTCATTTCCAAATGCACGGGCAGGACGTTCAAGATCACGCGAAAGAATTACAGGCAGGACAGAGCGATCCGATGGGTCTTTACGTGCATCTTGAGCAGGCCGGGCCGCACATGCACGATCATCTGGTGCCGATGCAGGGCGATCCGACACGCAAAGCGCAAGTGGATCAGATGACAAAATCTTGGATCGAAATGTCGAAGATGGCCGACCAGTTGAAGCAGCACATTGACGAAGCGCAAAAAGCGCAGGCCGATAATCAACCGCAGCAACAGCCCGACCCGGCTTTGATCGCCGCGCTGGCAAAAGTTCACGGTGACTTGCAAATAAAGCAGACCAAGATGCAGGGCGATATGGCATTGAAGCAACAGAAGCAAGATGTTCAGTTGCGCCTGAAAGATTTGTCAACAGCACACGGTATTGGGCTGAAAAATGCAACGGCTAGTGTTCAGCAACCGAACGGGGCAACTGCTGCTCCGCAGGACGAACAGGAGCCTTCTACAGCACAGAAAATCTCGGAATCTATCAGCTACAAAGACGCCCGTCCGTTTATTCAACAGCAGATGGAGCGACAGGCGGGACTTGATCCCGGCCCTTCGCTTACGAGAGTACCACCGAGTGCGCTGCCCAAGCCCAAGCAACCCGTCACAGCTAAGCCATGACTTGTATCCAATTTCGTAACTCGCCTGAACTAGTAGCTCGGATGCGACAGATTTTTGAGGACGATACGTTCAAAATTTGGCTCGAAACATTTGAGCAAGATGACAATCCGATGAATAAGGTCGCACCGCCCAGCATTACGCCGCACGGTGCATATATCATGCTTGGCGAGCAAACTGGTTGGCGGCAATGCCTGACTCGTTTCGTGCTCGGGGCCGTTCCGATTGAGACTCCAACACCAGGAGGAACAGCAGCAGACCAAACTTACGCAGAGCCAGCACCAGAAACCGAATAAAAATCATGCCTGAATCAGCAATAGCCGAACCGCCGCCACAAACAGCCGAACCGACAGCGAAAGAAATACATCTCAAATCGCTTTTCGATATTCCGAGCAATCTGGTCGATGATCCACCAGAAACCACGGAAGCTCCCGACGCACCGGAGACGCCAGCAAAGCCCAAGGTCGAGCCGGAAGCCGCTGCCGCAACTCTGCCCAAGGAAACGAAGAAAGACGACCTGACGAGCCGTCTAGCGCCCGATTTTGCCGCTCTTGAGACGGCTCCGGTAATTCCTGCCGCTCCTGACCCCGATTTGGCCGAGATTGACGCTGCCATCGAGCAGGCGCAGACGGCAAAAAAGAAAGCCGACTTGAGGAAGTTCAGGGATCAACTGGCTACTCTCAAGACGGAGAATTTGACCCTCAAATCGAGGCCCGTCGTGCCGACCGACGATCCAGAAATCAAGACCGTTCTGGATATGACCACCAAGGAGCGTGATGAGGCGCTATCCCGGCTTGAGCGGTACGATTTGCAGGCCAGTCCTGCGTTTCAAGAGAAGTACATGAAACCGCGCCAGCAAAAGTTCGATGACGCGTACAGGTTGGTAAAGGACGCTGGCGGTGATGCTGACGCACTGGGTCGCGCAATGCCTCTGGTCGGGGCACAACGGATTGAGGCCCTTGAGGAAATCGCCAGGGGCATTCAAAGCCCAATGATGCGCGGACGTTTCGAGCGGCTGATCGAGGGAATCGAGTCTGATTCACGAGTCATAAACGAAAAACTGGCAAACGCCAAGCAGTTCGCTCAAGAAGAAGCGAAAAACGAGACGATCCGACGCCACGAAGATAACGAGAAAATGGCGAAGGAATGGGTTTCTTTGCTCGGGGCCGCGCGTTCAGATTTGCTGGAGAATATCAAGCTCGAAACCTTGCAGAAGGTCAACAAGCCGGAATTTGAATGGTGGGACAATCAGGTTGACGAGATTGATGCCGTTGCGCAGGAGATTCTGCTGAAAAGCAGCCCGCAAAAAGCAGCCATCGCCGCATATCTGGCTGCATCCGCAGGGCCGCTGCGATCAATGTGGCAAGCCGAACGGAAACGCGCGAACGCTCTCGACAAAGAAAATCGTGAACTGAAAGGCGCTGATCCGAAACTCGGTCAAGACCGGATCGCAACTAAAGTTGAGGGCGACGGTGTTGCTCCCGACGATATTCTTTCGAGACTGCGAACTGGAGCGTACAGGAAATGAAGCTGATAAAATTAACGGAAATCACGAAGGAAGGCGATGGCACAAAGTTTCAGCCCATGCTGATAAACCCCGACATCATCGCGACTGTCACGACTGGAAAATTGGCAAATGCCACTGACGGAGGCATCCATATCGTCGGCCAGACAAAGACCGACTCTTTGACGTTCATCCAGTTCAAAAACAACAGCGGAGCTTTCGTTCAGGAATCTCTTGATCAAGTTGAGCAGTTGGTTGCCGAAAAATAAATCTTGACGGCAGGCGCAAAGTCTGCCACATACATTTTCAGGCGTAAGCGTGTGAGTCCGAGCCTACTCACAAAACAATCAGGCGTAAGGGTATAGCTCGACCGAGCCTGCGAGCAAACTGGATTGTACCGGACTTCATCACCGGAAAACGCTAGTACCGCGTGTTTTGTTCTTTGAAAGATTGACTTGAATCGGCCTGTTAATGTAGAACAGGTGGATGACCAAGAGTGTTTGTAAATGCGGGAAGCCTCAAAGGGCTTCTGGTAGGTATTGTTTGGAATGTCATAGTGCGTATCTCCGAAAATGGTGGAAATCGCACAGGCTTAATCCGATTCAAAGGATGAAGATGAATGCCCGATCATACGCGCATGTTTATCTGAAACGGGGAAAGCTCGTTAAGGAAAATTGCGCGCATTGCGGTTCAACCGAATCGCAGATGCACCACGAGGATTATTCCAAACCACTCGAAGTTATCTGGCTGTGCAGGTCGTGCCATTTGAATCTTCATCGAGCATAGATACATACGTGGAACATTACTGGCTAACAGTTTGCAAGAAAGGCACTTAAGTATGCCAGCTTACGATTACACATGCGAAGAGATTGATAATATGCTCATCGCGGAAACAGGTCGCTACATGCAGGGCGCATTAGCGACACGCCTATCCCCGCGCGGGAGATGGCGCAACGCCGTCCCCTTTGAAAAATGGGAAGATGGCTTGGGCGTGGTTCACAACTCTATCATTTGGGAACGAACGGTTCCGTCGAATGTCGGGGATGAGTGGACAGAAAATACACCGTCAACCGGAACAGCAGACAGCCAATGCGATCTTGACCCCGAGCTGATCGAGTTCGGCCAGAGCACGCGCTCCTGGCGCAAATCGAGCCGCAATATCCGAACGGACTGGTTCTGTTTGGAAGATTTGCGGGACGATCATCGCGTCAAGGACATGCTCGCGGCCTTGGACAAGAACCTTGGCTGGGTAACGCACTACGTTTGGGAAAACCGTATTCAGGATGAGTACGAGCGGATGTGCGAGCACAAGATCACCGAAAACGGCTCATTCGACATCAACGGCAGTTCGTTCAGCGGCGCTAACCCGCCAACGTCGAAGTTGCTTACGGGCACCCTCCGCCAAATCTACGAGTGGCTGATGGGCGATGGAGCGGGCGAGGAAGGCGGGATTGGCTTGACCACGATGGGAGCGCCGGTACTGCAACTCTTCACCGACTTCAACACGTCGGCTGACCTGATGGCTCAAGACCCGGAACTTCGGATGGATTTCCGGTACGATCCTGACAAGGTGAAGTTGCTGACCAAGGCATACGGCATGGAGCGCGCATGGGACAATTACCAGCACGTTTACAATCCGTTCCAGCCTCGGTACGAGATCGTCGGGGGCAACCTCGTTCGGGTACAGCCGTATTCTGATCCCGTGGCTGCGGTGAAAGGCAAGAAACAGACGTTCCAAAAGGCATATCTGTACGCTTCCTACGCCAAATCCTACGTCGTGATGAAACAGGTGATGACCATCGAAACGCCAAACCAAATCACCAGCCCCGGAGGCAGTACCTCCTTCAAGGCTGTGGATTACATGGGCGACTTCGCTTGGCTCAACATCCAGGACGTGAAATGCAATCCGAGAAACCAAAAAGGGTTTTTCGACGCCGTGTTTACGTCGGCCACAAGGCCGATGGACACATGGTTCGGGTTCAGCATTTTCCACAAACGCTGCGCTCCGCTCCGCACGCTCAAGACGAGCTGCTACGAGCCGAACTACGAGCTGGTCCACAGCATCTAATCAACTCATTCCCTGCGGCATCGGAGGTCTGGTGCCGCAGACCTGAGTTGGTTATTGCAAGTTGAACGCGCGCGGCATAATCTCATTTTATGAAAAAAACCCTTCGAGATGTAATCAACTTCGCTAATTCCGCTTCACGCTGGACGGCGATGCGAGACAAAGATGAACCGCAAACCAAACTGAGCTACGCCGTGGCTCGCATGCTCAAGCGATGCCAGAAACCAATCGAGGATTACAACGCCAGGAACGAGGACATTCGTCTGAATGAAGCTTTGGAGGACGAAAAAACCAAGGCGGTGCTGATGGAAGGTCAACAGTACAAATTCTCCAAACAAGGCTTGAAGAAAGTTGTCGAGGAACAGCGAAAACTGTTGGACGAAGAGGTTGAGATCGAGCCGTACATCGCAACCGCTGTTCCGGCCAACCTCAGCGACGACGTGCGAGTGTCTTTTGAGGGTTTCGTAATCACACCGGGGGCAGAAGAATAAGTTGGGGAGAAGGTACCAGCCACTAGCTAACGGGTTTGGAGGGTTTGGCGGAATCGCGCCGAATCCAACAATTCCTTATCCCGGCGGTCGCGTG